GGTTGCCGATGGGCAAGTTGTGGTGCGGTACCTTGTACGGGCTGTAGAACATCGTGCCCCCGCACCACTCGCACTCTCGCCCTGTCGCCAGGATGAGGTCATCGTGGTCGTACCTATGCGTCCTCATGGTGCCGCTCCTCCGTGAACGCGTACAGCCTGAAGGGCACCTCGACGAAGCGGCCTTGCGGCTCACCGCCGAAGTGTACCCACGCGTGGCTCACCGAGCCGTCGTCGCGCAGGTAGACCTCCACGTAGTCCGGGTCCTCGTGCATCTCACACCACCTCTCCGTCCTGCGTGATGTAGCCCTGCTCGATGAGGGCCGAGGCCATGCGCCCGTAGTGGCCCTGTAGGGTCCACGCCATGCCGTTGCCCACCAGCTCGGCGAACAGCTCGATGACCTCGTCATCGGGCAGCATGCCCTCCTCGTAGTCCACGATGCGTCCCACCATGTCACTCATTCTGCACCTCCTCTCACCTTGGTCCACACCACGGCCTGAAAGGTCGCGGGTGTCAGCGACGCTACTGCCGCTGCCTCTCGGAGCGCCAGTGCGCACCGCTCGTACTGCCTGGCGCTGAAGCTGTTGTGGGGCCACTCCAGTGCTGCGGCCATCCACGTGTCCAGCACCACTGCGCCCTCGTCGCCCATCATGGCGCGATAGAAGGCGCGCGTCTTGGGTCCGCCCAGCACTGTCAGCGGCCGGTCCCCCATCCAGATGTCGTGAGCCCGATTCGCACTCAGGCTCAGGCACCCTTCCTGGGGCCACCCGTGTTCCATCACTTGAGCGGCCATGCGCTTGTTCACGTGCCACTGGACCTGGGGGCTGAGCGCGCTGATGATGCCAGCGCACCGCCCCAGTCCACCGCCGTACTCACGTGTGAGCTGGCGCGCGTACCTACGTGACTCTCGGTACCACTCGTGTCCGTCGTCCGTCGCCTCCTCGTAATGCCCGAGCAGGTTCAGGACCATGGTCTCGTGGTCCGGGTACGTGTGCTTCACGACCTTGCCGGGCACTCCTCTGAGTACACCTCCGGGTAGTGATGATGGCACCACGCCTGTCCGCAGTCCAGACACTCAGGCCCGTTGCAGTAGCCCTCGCTGTAGGCGAAGATGTCCACCAGCCAGCCGCCCTGTCGCGGCCAGTCGCTGGGCGCGCCTTTGTAGGCCCGCTGCTCTTTCTTGAATCGGTGCTTCATTCCGTTTCACCTCCTTCCGATTGTCAGTGCCTGCCCCCGTGAGGGCAGACACTCACCGCCGGAATGGCGGGGCTAGTTGGCCTCGTTGATGTCGATGTCCATTTCGACATCCACGCCGTACTCGCTGACATCCTCGGTGACGGCATCGCGGATGGCGTCCTCGAACGCCTCCTCGATGACCCGCACGTCGATGTCGTCCGGCCCGAACTCGAAGTCCTCCAGCTCGTAGTCGTCGAACTCCAGGTCCACGCTGCCGGTGATGGTGTAGTTGACCGTGATGCTGAGGTAGTCCAGGCCTGCCTTCTCCACCTCATCCACCGTGACGTTCTCGCGGAGGGTGCGGTGGAGCGCCTGCTCCAGCGTCTCGATGTAGCCCGCCTTCACCACCTCGACCTTGTGCAGCTCTGCACCCGTCTCCGGGTCCAGCGCCACCGTGCCGTCGTCCAGCACCACCTTCACCTCCTGGGTGACGGCGGGAATGAACTGCGGCCCGACCTCGGTCGAATCGACCTCGATGTCCAATTCGCTGTAGTCAGACAGTGCCCCGAAGCCCGCTGTTGCGGTAATCTTCGCCATTGTGTTTCACCTCCTCTACTTGAATCGTACCATGCGCATCTGCCGTTGCAAGAGCGCACGGCCTAGGCCAGACGGTGGATGGCCTAGACCGAACGGTCTCAAACGAACTCAGTAGTTCCTTCGGTGACCGCCACCGCCTCCTGCTCGTACGTCCGCGCCAGGTCGCGCAGCGCCTCGTAGAGTCGCTTTCGCGTGTCGCCGAACAGCGGCTCCGGCGCGACAATGGTGAACGCATCCTCACGCCCCCACTCCTCCGACCACCCAGTGCCCAAGCCCTTGAAGTAAATCCCCCCCAAGTGCTTCCTAACCAGAGTCTCCAGGTCGAACTGGAAACCCTGCCACGCAGCCGTTGTCATCGGCCGGACGAGCCCGCTATCGTGGGTGACGTCGCGCCCAATGGTAATCGTGATTGCCATGTTTCACCTCCTTTCGCCCTAGGTCGTTCAGCACCGCGCACCGTGATGCGCGATGCTCACCGCCCTAGTCGTAGTAGCCCTTAGGCTGCTCGGTCGGAGCGTCGAGGAATGTGTACCAGTCCTTCGGCAGCTCCTCGGCGTCCTCGGCGCCATCGTACATGCCGCCAGGCGTCCTACTGTGCAACAGATACGTGACGTTGTCCGCCAGCGATGCCATCGCCCTGCCTGCGCCTTCCCAGCCCGGCGTCGGATGCTCCGCCACTGCCGCGATGATGCGCGCGGCATTGACCAGGCGCGTTCGCACGCGCTCCTCGTCAGTCGGGCCACGGCCCACCCACAGGTGTTCCAGGTTCATCAGTGCCATCGTGTTTCACCTCCTCTGCTTTCATCGTACCATGCGCATTTGCTCGCGCAATAGGTCCATGGCCCTAGCCCCGAAGGAATACGGGCTAGGACTAAAGGCCTACTTCGTGGCCCCTGCTACCTGCTCCCTGTAGTTCAGCCGAACGTCCTCCTGCCGATGCCACCTGCTGTCCATGTGGCCGTAGACCTGGCTGTGAAAGACCCACCTGCCAGCGGCCCCAAGGTCGATGATTCCGTCCCCGGGGTCCTTGCCCAGGATGTTCAGGAGCGCGTTCACCACTGCCTCGACCGCGACCCCATGCTCGACGCGCGCTCCCAGTTGGAAGCCCTCGTCAAATGGTGACCCGTCACCCATGCTCTCTCACCTCCCTCAGCATTTGCGCGCGTGGCGGTCCATCCGCCAGCGAACCCAGGCCCAGAAAGGCGAGCGACACTGCCACCCGCACTCTGCGCAGAATCCGTGGTTCATGTCTCTCACCTCCTCTCATCTAAAGGGCTAGGTGAGGGTTCCACGTGAAACCCTCAACCAGTGCTTCAGATGACTCCCGCCTCCAGCAACGGGCTCAGGAACCCGTGCGGGCAGCTACCGTCCGGCTCCACGATGCACCCATCCACCGTCTCCACGGTGCCTTCGCTCAGGCCGAACAGCGTTTCCTCCATGATGTCCGCGAGGTCCTCCTCGGAGCCCCACCAACCGTCAAGCTGTCCCATGTCTCTCACCTCCTACCCTCATGGTATCACGGCCATCTGCCGTTGCAATAGGCCAGATGGCCTAGGTCGTAGGACCTAGGACGCTGTGTTGCTCGCCGCAGCCTAGCTCAAGCGCCCTAGGTCCATGGCCCCACACCCCACTGCCGTGGTGTAGGACCAAAGGCCTAGTGCTTCGCCCAGAAGCCCGAATCGTCCCAGGTCACCCGGATTAGGTCGCCCGGAACGACTTCAATCGTTCGGACGGTACCGTTCGGGAACTCTGTACGCCGTTCGACGTAGTCCGCCTTGTCCAGCGGGCATCGCACGAGATAGGTCCTCGTCACCCTGCATCACCGCCTCTCTCTCACTAACTTCATGATACCACGGTCTTTCGCAGACGCAAGGGCATCGGCCCTAGGCCCTATGGCCTAGGCCGAACACTCGCAGTCCTCCGCCCATTGCCGACAGTCTCGGCAATAGTCTATCCCCTCAACGGGGGATTCCCCGGCCTCGTAGTCGTAGGTCATAAGTCTCACCACCCTTCGCGTTCGTCGTAGGTCTTTAGACCAGCGAGCTGTAGACCAATGGCGCGTCCTCCCACTTCAGACCTAGTTCGATTGACACTAGGTAGGTCGTTCGGTATAGGTCGGTTGCCGTGCCCCGGGTCGTAAGACCTAGGCCGTCCGCCGTGCGCGTCCACGCGGTCGCGCATTGGTAGTAGGTCATAAGGCCTACCCCTTTCCGTGCAGCCTACGCCCTATGCGAGCGCGTAGGCGATGGCCCTAGGCCGGATGGCCTAGGTCGAACGCCACGAACTGGCGCACGCCAAAGGACCCAGGCCCGAAGGCCTAGGTCCAATGGTCTACGTCATTCGAGGTAGCCGACTGGCATGATGCCTAGGGCGGCCATCATCTCGTGGTCCGAAAGGACTACGGGCGACCCGCCGTCCAGCCTAGGTCGGATGGCGTCCTGCGCCTCGTTCGACGTAGGTCGCTTGGCGGATGCCTTGGCGGAGGCCTTACGACCTTCGACGTAGGCGGTCATCCCCCAAGGGCGCTGAGCCTGGTACGTTGGCACTAGGTCCATCGCCGCCGCGACTCCGGCCGCCCTAGTCCCAAGGATGTAGCCCGAGCGGACCGGCCTACGACCAACGGAGTAGCGGTCGGGCATCCGGGGGAGGCCACGCGTAGGGGCATCGGGCGAACGCATTAGGGCCTTTGCCTCGACGTGTAGGACCTTCGCCCTAAGCAGCGCATCCTCCCTTCGGCCTAGTGCATCGGACGTACTGTAGTAGGTCATGTGGCCTACTCCCTTCGCCAGCCGAGGTACCGAACGGGTGTTCGGGTGGGTGCCTTGGCCGTTAGGCCTACCCTAGCATAGGTCGCTCGACCGCGCTACGGCCGATTGGTCCTCTCTTTAGGCCTAGGTGGGGAGTAGTACGTTTGCCAAGGAGTAGGGCTCATGACCTAAGCCAAATGCGCCCCCTAGGCCCTAAGTCCGGGACCGAATGCCCACCCTGTGCATGAGGCCTAGGTCCGATGGCTTCCTACAGCATGCCAAATGGTGGGGGAGAGGGCCTGCTGTTGCTCTAGGAGGTACCGCCCCTGTTTCCTCCAAGTTCCTTGCAGTGGAGGGGCCGCTCAAATAGGTGGACACGCCTACCATAGTGTTGAGAGAGCAAGAGCCGAGCGCAGCGAGGCGGATGCCCTGCCGGAGCAAAGCAAGGCGCTCCAACCGGCAGTGCTGGCCGATTTCAACGCCCAAACCACGTTGCTCAACCCAGCGGGGAACCTAGGGAGGAACCAGTTGGAGAACGAAGCAGAGCAATCGGCCAATCCGACTGACCTGAAGGGCGTCACCGAGCCCGTGCGCCACGCGTTCATGGCCCCGGTCACCGCCTGGGATGCCGAGAGCGCAGCCGAAGCTGGCCGCCGCTCCGGTGAGGTCCGCCGACGGAAGGCCCAGATGTCCCCCGAGGAGCGGGCGCACGACGCCATCCGGGGGAAGATGGACAAGCTGGTCTCGGAGCTTATCCACGCCGCACTCGGCGAGGACGACTTCGAGGACCTGAAGCTGGAGACCCGCGTGACGGCGCTCCAGCGCCTGCTCGAATGGGAACTGGGCCGCCCCGCGGCCGTCAAGCCCAAGGAGGAGGCCGCTCCAGAGGAACCACTAGCAGGAGATGGCTTGTTTACATGACACACCAACAGCGAGGGGAGGACCTGGTGCCGCTGTTCCGACCCCGGAACCCGGAGGACGCTCCCATCGGGAGCCCCGGCTCAGAGCCTCGCGCAGACGACGCGCAACTGCGAACGCACAAGCTCACGCAGGAGCTGTTGGACTGGGTCATCGCAGCACTCTCCGCCATACTCGCCACACCCGAGGTCCAGGGGACGGCTCAGCGCCGCCCGCGGCAGGCCATCAGCGACGCGCTCAAGCTCGCCGACCACCTGTACCCCCTGACACTGGAGGACCGTGACCGACACGACCCGCAGAGCTAGTGGCTGGCCGCGCTCCGGCGTGAACCAGACCGCCACGACCGCCCACGAGACCTCTACGGGGACGGCCGCTTCGGCGCGTTCGGACGACACCGGCCGCAACATCCGCGAGGCCAAGTGGACCACCCGCGACGGCTACAGCGCGCAGGGCGCCGACGGGCGCACGTCCTCGGGCAGCATCCACACGGGCCGCGACTAGATGGCCAAGCTCTCCCTGAACCCGGGGGCGCAGGAGGACTTCGTCCGTGGGGACGAGAAGTTCAGCGCCTACATCGGCGGGCTCGGGTCCGGTAAGACGTGGGCCGGGATTGCCCGGGGACTGAAGTTCGCTACCCAGCCCAAGCCAGAAGGCGTGTTCCACGCTCCCCACGGCATCATCGCCGCGGTCTCCTACCCCGCGCTCCGGGACATCATCATCCCGCAGCTCCAGGAAATCACCGCCCGCACCGGGCTGGCTGAGTGGGAGCGCGACTACAAGAAGTCCGAGAAGGAGCTGACCCTCAAGAACGGGGCCATCATCCGTCTCCGCTCGCTGGACCGCCCGGACAACATCATCCGTGGTCCCGAGTACACGTGGGCCTTCATCGACGAGGGCCGCAACGTCACCCTGAACGACTGGAAGCTGCTGACCGGGCGTCTCCGCCAGCGCGGGTACGACCGCGGCGCCTGGGTCGCCTCCACGCCGAACGGGTTCGACTGGATGTACGACGTGTTCCACCCCGACGGTGACACCCACCAGCGGGAGTACCCCGACTCGGTCTGGTACAACGCGCCGATGCGCGAGAACCAGCACCTGGACGACGACTACCTCGACATGATGGAGAAGTCGTACTCCGGCCGGTGGTACGAGCAGGAAGTGCTGGGCCGATTCGTCGGGCTCGTGGAAGGTGGGGTGTTCCCAGACTGGAACCCCGACACCAACTGCATCCCGCTGGAGTACCGGCCCGAGCTGCCGCTCTACTCGTTCTGGGACTTCGGCATCGGGGACCCCGGGGTGTGCATCATGGCCCAGGTGGAGTGGAGAGCCGTCGAAATCGGCCCCAACAAGGCCGTGAAGCTGCCCTACCTGTTCATCCTCGACGCCATCGAGGCCAAGGACTGGCCCGCCAAGACGTGGGCCGAGGCGTACCACACGCTCATGGAGGCGGTGTACCCCGGCCAGAGGACGCGCGGGGACTTCGGGGACCCGGCAGGCATGCAGCGGAACCCCTCGACGGGAACATCCGTCATCTCCGACCTGAACGCCGCTGGAGTCCCTGTGGCCCCCGTGCCCAAGCGTCCCCAGGACTACGCCATCCGCATCCTGTCCAACATGATGGCAGCCGACCGCGTGTTCGTGAACAGCACGCGAGCCAAGCGCGTGAGCGACGCCTTCAGCTCCCACAAGTGGAAGCTCGACAAGAACGGGGTGCGCACAGGCGAGAACCCCGTCCACGACTGGACCAGCCACACTGTGGACGCGGTCCGGTACGGCGCCTCGATGCTTCTCCCCTTCACCCCCCGCGACGCGGACTCGACTCCCGACGCGCGACCCTTTGAGCCGACCGAGTACGGTGCGGTGTTCGAGCAGCTGATGGCCAAGCCCGAGCGGGCCTGGCTCGGCGGCGGCGGGCGCAAGAAGCGGCCCACGTTCGTCCCGACCATCACACCAAGGAGCTGACCAGTGGCCAAGAACGAGGTGTTCCGCGTCTACAAGGACGAGGAAACGATGCTCAAGGTCTACGACCGCAGGCTCCGCATCGCCGACCGCAAGTTCGACACGGGCAAGGACGAGCGCGAAGGCTTCATGGACCGCTACGCCAACGAGGTGGAGGCGGACCAGGTCAACGAGGACGGCCACCGCGTCACGGTGACCTCCGGCATCGGCATCATCGACACGATGTACTCCTCGATGGTGGCCGTGGACGTGCAGTTCATGCTGGAGCAAATCGGCAACGGCACCGCGGCCCAGGCGCTGGCCGCCACGCGAGGGCTCAACCAGGCCTGGCGCGACACCAAGGGCCAGAAGCGGTCGAAGCGGGCCATCAAGGACGCGCTCATCGCGGACGTGGGCTGGGTCAAGGTCTACTACGACTACGTCGAGGACGTGGAGCTTCAGGACGTACCCCAGGAGGCGCTGGAGGAGCAGCTGCTGGAGTACATGGAGAAGCACGGCCTGGACGAGATGTCCGAGGAGGCCATCGAGGAGGGCGTGGCGGCCGAGGAGCTGAAGCTCACCGAGGAAGTGCCCATCGTGCTCCGGGACCGCATCTGCCTGGACTACGTGCCGTGGGACATGATTCGCTACGACCCGAGCGCCAAGCAAATCGAGGACGTTCGCTGGGTCGCGCAGTACACCCTCATGCCCGAGGCCGAGGTCAAGGGCAACCCCGCGTGGGAGGAGTTCGTCAAGCTCCGCTACGGCGCCCGCAAGGGGCCGAAGATGCTGGAGGACCTGGAGGGCGACGCTCGCGTCAGCGTCGGCATGGACATGGACACCGAGCTGGGCGACCTGGCCGCTGACGACGAGAACGACGACAGCCGCGTCACCGTGGTCGAGATGTGGGACTTCGAGACCGGCCTGGTGACAGTGTTCCCCTACGGCAACTCCGAGCTGGTCCTGCACCAGCGCGTGAACCCGCTGATGATGAACCTCGACCTGGAGGACCGCAACCCCTTCAAGCCCCTCATCATCCGCGACGACCCGCGGCAGTTCGAGGGCCTAGGTGACATGCGCATCATCCAGCCCGCCCTGGAGGAGCTGGACGAGTACAGGTCCAACGCCGCCACCTACGTGGCGCGGACCATCCCCAAGTTCTTCGGCCCCGAGTCCGCGCTGACGCAGGCGGGCAAGGAGGCCTTCAAGTCGCCCGTGTGGGGCGAGTACGTGGGCATCAGCGACGGCTACTCGAAGGACCAAATCGGGCAGGTGCAGATTCCGCAGCTTCCGCAGGAGGCCTTCCAGATTCCCGAGCAGGTGCAGTACGAGATGAAGGAGGCAACCGGCGCCTCCGAACCGATGCGAGGGGTGTTCCCCACGCGGCGCACCACCGCCACCGAGACCCAAATCGTCACGGGCAAGGGCGAGGAGCGCCAGGCCGAGCGTCGTGGCTCGCTGGAGGACTGGTACATCTCCGTCGCGCGGTGCATGCTTCAGCTGATGCAGGTCTACTACGACCAGGAGCGCATGCTGCGCTACACCGACGACCTCGGCCAGGAGTTCGTCTGGAAGTGGACGAAGGAGGACATCGCCATGGACTGCGACCTCCTCATCTCGCTCACGCCGAAAGAGAATCTCACCCGCGACCAGCGGGTGCAGAGGGCCATGGGTTACATGAACCTGGCCCTCCCCCTCCCTGAGACCGACCGCGGCGAGTTGCTTCGGTTCGTGGCTCGGGAGATGGGCTTCCGCGACGAGGATGTCCGAGCGATGGTCAAGTCGGACAAGGAAGTCCAGATGAAGGAGCAGCAGGACCAGGCGGCGCAGTTCGCCACCCAGCCGCAGCCCTTCGCAAACTCGCCCCAAGGTTTGGGCATCACGCCCAAGTAGCTGTCGAGGCCCTAGTCACAGCGCACCGCGCCAGGGACGAAGGGTACAACGGAGGTACCACCCATGGCCGACCCGGCCACGCAAGCCGACCTACGCGCAGCACTGGCGGAGGCCGTTGAGGAGTCCGACTATCCGACCGACGAGAAGCTCGCCGAGACGGACGAATGGGACTTCGAGTCAGATGATGTGCCCGCTCCTGCGGCGGGCGACGGTTCCATCCCAGGTAAGGACGACGACGAGGAAGTCGTGGAGACCCCCGAGGCCGATTCGGTACAGGGCAGCATCCCCGAGACGTACTTCGGAGTGGACCTGACGGGCATCCCGGAGGAGCAGGCTCGCGCCATCTACGAGTCGCTCCAGCAGCAGGACACCTACATCCACAAGCTCCAGGAACGGCTGGCCACAGAGCCAGCAGCTCCGGCCCAGGAAGCGGCCCCTGAACCACAGGAAGCCGTGACCGACGAAGCCCTGCTCCAGGCGCTCGGGTTCGACCCCGACGACTGGGAGACGCAGCAGCTCGCACCGCGTATCCTTCCGCTCGCCCGCACTGTCATCGAACTTGAGGACAAGGTGGACCAGCTGGCCAACATCGAGACCACCCGTGCGGTGGAAACTCAGTGGAACACCCAGCTGAACGACTTGGAGGCGACGTACGGGAAGCTGCCGTTCGAGCGGGTCAAGGTCCTACAGTACGCCATCGAGGAGCAGATTACCTCTCCGTTCGAGGCGTACTTCAAGCTCTCGGCTCCTGCCAAGAAGGAAGTTGAGAGTGCTGTCGCAGCAGCCCGCCAGACGGCCGCCAAGCAAGCCGTCCAGGGTGGGGTAAAGCCGCGCTCGTCCGCCAACATCGGCACGAGCATCGACCCCAAGACCACGAGTCTGCGGGACGCGGTAAAGCAGGCGATGGCAGAGACCGAGAAGGAAACTGGGTTGAGGTTCAAGAACCTGTTCAAGGGCGGCAAGGTCCGCACCGGGGACGAGTAGACCTGGGGCTCCTAGTCCTACGGGAGACCTATCCAAATGAGCATCTATAGCGACCAGTTCGACGTTCTGGTCACGACCACGCTCGACAAGGTCCGTCCCACCCTGAGCGACCAAATCAGCAACGAGAACGTGCTTCTCGCCTGGCTGAACATGAAGTCGCGCATCACGGTGGACGGCGGGACCGTCATCCGCAGGCCTCTCCTGTTCGCGTTCAACGACACGGTGGGTACGTACTCTGGGTACGACCTCATCGACGTGACGCCGCAGGAAGGCCTCGGCTGGGTCGAGTACGAGTGGCGCCAGCACGCTGGCTCCGTGACCATCTCCGGCGAGGAAGTCAAGAAGAACAGCGGCTCGGCGCAGCTAATCAACCTGCTCCAGGCCAAGATGGACCAGCTCAAGCTGTCCATCGCTGACGACTTCAACGCCATGCTGTTCGGTTCCGGCAACGGAAACGGCGCGAAGGACTTCATCGGCCTCATGGGCATCGTCAGCGACGGCAAGCAGTTCGGGGACTCGGACACGGGCGCTGCCGCGCCAACCGGCGCCTCGACCACCGACACCCACCTGGGCGGCATCAACGCCGGGACCTACACCTGGTGGAAGTCCAACATCGTGGACGAGGCCACCCCCATCGACCTCACCTCGTTCGATGGCATCGACGCCCTGAACACGCTGTACAACAACATCCGGGTGGACCGCTCGAAGGTTGACATCGAGCTGACCACGCAGGCGAACTACGAGGCCTACGAGGCACTCGCTGTTCCGAACGTCCGTTTCCAGAGTCTGAAGGCGGCTGACCTCGGTTTCGAGACCATCGCCCACAAGACCGCCGAGGTCGTGTTCGACCCCGACGTGCCCACCTCGGGCAACTGGAACGACGGAACCCACGAGGTTTCCGGCGGCGGCGTTTGGCTGATGCTCAACTCCGACCGTTTGGAGTTCGTGCAGCACTCGGACTCGTGGCTCTCGCCGACCGAGTTCGTCCGTCCTTACAACCAGGACGCCAAGACGGCGCTGGTCCTGTCGATGGGTAACCTCATCACGGACAGCCGTCGGGCCCACGGCGTCGCATACGCGACGGTCGTGTCGTAAATGAGGTGGGGGCGGGGGAACGGCTAGGCTGTGGGCCTAGAACCGACCCCCGTCCCCTTCCCAGCGGAGGAAAGATGCGGACAATGACAGGCGACACCAACCCAGCCCCGGCTGAGCACAGTAGCCGGTGGGAGGAACGGAACGCGCGGCGCATGGAATCGAAGCGCCTCGCCACGGAGGCATCACTGGCTAGGACAGCGCGGAACCACAAGACGCTGGCCCAGCGGGTGGAGCTGGCCAAGGACCGGCTGTCGGGAAGCAACGTCAGCACGGCCATCCAGCTCATCCAGGGAGCGTCGTCGTCGGACTTCGACATCTACATCCTCGCCGAAGAACAGGGAGAGAATCGGCGCGGAGTCCTGAAGCAGTTCGGGCCGCCACGCAATAGCGTGCGAACCGCGTACCTTGCGGAAGCGGGCTTGGCCAGCCCCGAAGATGCCCTCACGGGCGAGGAGTAGACATCATGGCACTCAAGTTTCGCTACGCAGACCTTCTGACCGGCACGTCCCACGTGGGCGGGGGCGCGGTCTCGGGTGAGGCTCGGGCCAATATCGGCCTGGGCGCGGTGTTCGGCAAGGTGTTGGCTTTCGAGTTCAAGGGCGATGACGCCAACGTGGACACCGACAACACGCTGGAGCTGAAAGACGCTGACGGTCGCACCCTACTCACCGCCATCGCCCTCGACGCAGGTGGTACGACCACCGACCAGTACACGCAGCAGGAGACCGCCATCGGAACCACGGTGGCGGCCGTTTCGACGGTCGGCGTGCGCAAAGACCTCGTGTACCTGGAGGCCGATGCAGTGGGCGCCGATGGAGTGGCAACCACGGACAACGTGGGTGCGGGCTCGGGAGGCGTATACGCCAAGAGCCCCGTGACCGTGACCATCGTCGCCGGTACCGACGGTGACTGGCAGCGCGTCGGCCTCTGGGTGGAGGTGTAACATGGCGAACGTGGACAAGGAACTTCACAACCCCGAGGTCACTAGCCGCAACCTCATCAAGGAGCGCACGACCTCCAAGGCGAAGCGCGCCCTTCGTGGAGCAGCGGGCGGCATCTACGTCGGCCCTATCCACAGCGTGGCGGCCATCGGCGACGCCGAGGACGGTTCGTCCTACTCGTCGGCGACCACTCACGGTGGCGTGACCGGCGTGGCGGGCGGCGGAACAGACAACTCGACCGGCTACCGCGCCGCGAACGCACACTTCGTGGACGGCGACGCGACCGGCGGCGGCATGGGCGCAGGGGGCACCATCTCCTCGCGCCCGAACCCTGGCGCAGGCCCGGCCCGTAGCGTGTACCGCGGCAACGGGACGTTCGGCGGCTCGGTCGCCGGGTACCCGGCGCAGCGTGCTGGCCAGCGGGCATCCGCTGCTTCCGGCTCCAGCCTCACGGCTGACGCTGGCGCTGCGGCCTTCATCGACAAGCGCAGCGACGCTAGCGACAGCAGGGCTCTCGGGTCTAGCGGTCGTGGCTCCCGCGTCATCAACGGCACGGTCAGTCACGTCGCCCCGCTCAAGGGCGGGAACAAGCACCGCTTCGCCGTTCCGGTTCTGTCGGGCGCCGACCCGGCAGCCACGGGCGCGGTCCAGCTGGTAGACGGCACGGGCGGGGCGGTTCACGCCGACGTTCACGCCGACGACATCACGGGCGGCGCGAACGACTGGGCCGGTATCGTGGTGTACTGCTTCGCCAAGGACACCGACACGGATGAGGACGCCGCGCTAGTCGCTAAGGGCGACTTCGACACGGTGGCCGAGGGCGCAGTCACGGGGCTCACCGGCCTCACGGCCGCGGCCTACGCCTTCTACGTGGCCTTCAAGGACACCGAGGGCAACATCGGTCCGTGGAGCAATCGCTTCGCGCTGACCATCACGTAACCATGCACTGCTGAGCCAGGCCCCAGCCGGGGTCTGGCTCGACGTGCTTCTATAGCCCCGCGCGCTACACCTAGGGCACCACGTGGCGGGGCAGGAGAAAGAGACAATGGCCTACAAGAAGAAGTCCGTCAGCATCACGTGCGCCGGGAACGCCGGGTCGGGCACTATCGCCCTCGGCGCCTCGTACGCGCGCATCTGCCACATCCGGGGCTACGGCGGAACCGGCACCGCTGACATCACGCTCACAGACGCAGATGGCATCGACTTCCTGGTCGGTACCGGCCTGGACGTGCTGGGCACCCTGACGGCGAACAGCACGCTCGGTGTGGCCACCACGGTCCAGCCATTCGCGCCCGACGCCATGCTCCAGACCGGCTTGACCGCCGTGGACCAGTCCGGGGGTGCGTTCGTCGCCAAGAGCCCGGTGACCGTCACCCTCGCCAACGCGACGGGCGCCACGGACGCCATCACC